CCCCGATAGTAAGGGGTTTTTTTGTGTCTCAACTTCCTATAGGCAAGAACCAAACGCTATACCAGGCAGACATGATATAATATTTCCTATGTTTGAATTTGAGATGCCAGGTGATATAAATGACTTGAAAGCAATGGAATATGAATTAGTTGATTATCTTGGATTCAAAAAACCTACAGAAAAAACATATGCAGAATGGCAATCATATTTTGGAGTCAGTAACGAAACTGAACTAGATGCTGGTCACGAAGGTGCTATGCAACGTGCTTTCAGCACTGCACTTATCACTGACTTTCCTGAATTTACAAGTCCATTTTGGAATATGAGTAGATACGAAGATGGAGTGCATAGTAAAAAAATAGATGTTATATTAGGTGGTATGGAAACAATAGGATCAGCAGAACGTAGCACTGACATAGATATGATGCGTGATACATTTCATACTATTACAAATGGAGAATATAGCGAACTACTTTACAAACTATTTGGTAAAGATAGAGTAGAAGCAGAACTTGAAGAGTTTTTGAAGTTTGACTTTTTTCCTAGAGTAGGTGGTGGTATAGGTATGACACGTATGATTGCGGCACTGGAAAGCCAGTTGGAACTAGCCCAGGCAGCATAACTTAATCCGGGGTGGTGGAAATGGTAGACACGCACGACTGTTTATCGTGTGGTAGATGTTTCTGCAAAATATTTACCGTGTAGGTTCGACTCCTACCCCCGGAGCCAAGTTACCACTTAATGCTCATTTTCCGTTTGTATTCACGTTGGGCACGTATGGCATTCATGCAATTTAAAATGCGTCTTTGTTGTGCAAATGGTCTGCTATAACCGTTTTTACTTTTCCAAGTTTTATCTGCTTCTAATTCTTTAGACAATGATTCGCCTAATAATTTTTCTATATACTGTAAATCATCTTCACTGAGATCTTCAAGTTGTTTGCTTACCATTTTGTATTGATTCCTATGTTAATGAGGGGAGTCCCAACATAGTGTATTTACAAAATAATTAATATAAAGGCGCTAACATATTTGACGTTCAAACAAACTTATTGTGGTTTTATCTTCTGTAGTAATGCCGCCAACTTGTGCTTTCAAACCTAACACTGCCGCTGAGTTGCCTACTATCATTGCACATATATAATTGTTTTTATCTATGTAATCTGCAAGCGTATCAACATTGTCGTCGGTAGGATGATAAACTATACACCTTGCTGTGTCTTCACAGACATGTATTATTGTTGAACCAAATTCATGTTCAATCATGTATTCTTTTTGCACTCCTGTATTTCTTTTCTACGTTGCACAATGAGCTGTTTCATATCATTGAGAGCTTGCCTAGCACGAAGTGCAGAGACTTTTACACCCTGCTGTTCAAACTTTTCACTTTCTTGTAGATAGACTGTGAATGCAGTTTTTAATTGGTCGTGTGTTTCACTCATTTGTAATAATATGTTCGTATATCTCTTTCCATTTTACTACTTTTTTCATACCAACCGGAACACTATCATTCATGTTCCAACCATGCTCGATTAGTATTGGATTTAGTCCTACGTTTAATCCTGCGATTGCATTGGACATTTTATCTTCGATCCAGTAGTAACCTGTGTCTGCATAATGTGCATCTAAGAACTCGTCTTTGTCAGCACCCGTATCTAAGCATTCAAGCACTGTAAATACTGACGGGCCAAACATCTTATCAAGATTCATTTGACGTAATTTTTTTGCACTTGGATCTAGGCTAAGGCTTGTGATACAATGGAACTCATATCCATGTTCTTCGTGTAGTCTTTTTACATAATAAATGCTATCACGAAGTGCTGGTAAAAAGCCTATTGCTGCTGATTCATTGAAACGGAAAACTAATTCGTTGCCTTTTGACTGCTCAATATTAAACCGTTTTGCAATATTGTATTCTTGATTACCATCTGGTATTTGTGTGTAACCATGTTGCTCCATCCAAATACAAAATGCCCATTCCCAATTAAGTAAAACACCATCACAATCAGTTAATATAATTTTCTTCATAGTTTGCCTTTCTTTTGTTGCCTATGCTTTATTATACTAAATTTTAAAGATTTTGTCAACCACCGTTTGCAAAAACAGTAGATTGATTGACAGTTGTTATCTGTGCTCCGCAGTTATATACATCATCTTTCCTGCCGATTGGCAAACCATTTGCAAAAACGTCAGGACTGCCATCTGCAAGTCCGGTTTGATGTGTTGCACATCCTGGAAAAGTATGCGATTGTTCGTTGTCGCCCTTACGAACAACACCTATACCTTCTGCAAATACATCAGGACTACCATCTTGTGTAGCAATAATTTGAGGTGCCGCATCACAAGCAATGCCATCTAAAGGGTCTGCATCACCAATACTTACGTGAACTGTGTTAACCACATCTGCACCATCTTTTCTTGCTACAAGAGGCATTGTTATTCCTAAATTGTTACTCCTGTTGTTGCTTGCACATATTGACTTGACATATCAGATTGTGTTTTTACAACAAATTGGATTACATTTTTATTTACCGAAATATTTTGTCCAGGATCAGCTGTAAGCAACCATGGACCTAAACCAAAGCCACCGTCTTTACTCATTAGTGCCATTGGCTTTGTTACAGTCAATGTTTTGTCGTTTTCTTCAACGAAACGTGCTACTATTTCTTCTCCTGCACTTGTTCGGAATGTAATTGTATCATTTTTTGCATAAGGTTTTTCTATTAGCATTATAATGTGTGTCCTGTTCCTGTATAGTTAGTGTTTTCAATGTAGCTTACCATTTGTTCATAGCCGCCAACTTTTTGTCCGCCAATTACAATTTGTGGAAATGTTCTTGCTGTAGGAAATTCTTCCAATATTTTATCTCTATCAAAATCTTTTCCTAGTTCTAAATATTCAAACTCAAGTTGATTTTGTTCGCAAAAAATCTTTGCCTTGGTGCATGACGGACATGCTGGTTTGCCCCAAATATGTATCATAAACTGAAGCCTTTCAGTTTGTTTTTATCAACGTCTTGTTTGATACCGCCGATAATATATGACTCTACTTCTGTTTCTTGTGGAGCAACTTGCAAGCCTGAACTTGACAACCAATGTTGTGTCCAAGGTAATGGGTTTGTGTTTACTGGTGCATCAAATATTGCATTGAAACCAAGAGCTTTCAATCTACGATTTGCAATGTATTCAACATACTGAGAAAGCAATGTTGTATTCAAACCAATTATAGATCCATCTTTGAACAAATATTCAGCCCAGTCTTTTTCTTCAGCAACACATTCACGCCATAGTGCGTAAACATCTTCTTCACACTCTTTTGCAATCTTTGCCATTTCTGGATCATCTTTGCCTTGCGCCCACAACTTCAATACGTGTGTTGATAACGCTAGGTGTTGAGCTTCATCACGTGCAATAAGTGAAATAATCTTTGCTGAACCTTCCATAAGTTTTAGCTCTCCAAAACCAAAGGTGCAAGCAAAACTTACATAAAAACGCAAGCCTTCTAGTATGTTCACTGTCATCATAGCAAGATACATTTTCTTCTTTACATCATAAAGGCTACCTTCTCCCCTATGGAAGTATGCATCACTTGCTTCATTGAATTCATCATAGTGTTTTGTAACACTCATTGCCCTTGCAATAATTTTATCATCGTCGAGAATAGTATCAAACACTTCGCTTGGATCTGCGTATACATTTTTCATAATATGTGTATAGGAACGTGAGTGGATAGTTTCAAAAAAGTCCCAAGTAATAATACAGCCTTCAAGTTCTGGTATGCTCACATGCGGTAAAAATGCTAAACATGGACCACGTCCTTGCACACTATCTAATAGAGTTTGATATTTTAGATTAGCAGTGAAGATATGCTTTTGCTCAGGACGAAAGTTTGCAAAGTCAGCTCTGTCTTTTTGTAAACTTACCTCTTCTGGACGCCAGAAATATCCTAGCATCGTTTGATTCAATTTATCAAACACCGGAAACTTAAAAACATCATATCTTTGTGTGTTTTGATCTGCTCCGAAGAACATGTTTTGTTTTGTAAAGTCTACCGACTCTTTATTAAATACCGTTTTCGACATATCCACTTCCTCTTTTTTTGTCTGTATAGACGACTATACAGCCACTAAGGCTGTATGTCAAGTAAATTATTTATTTAGATAGCGCAAGCATCGCACATTTCGTCATCCTCTGCTCCATTGAGCTCAGGCTGTTGTAATTCTTCTTGCGGTTGTTCATCTTCTATTTCGCTAGGATCAGTTTTGTAATCATATGTATTCTGATAATAACTTGTTTTCCATCCTAGTTTGTAAGTCATTAACAAATCTTGTATCATTTGACTCATTGGCACTTCGTTGTTTTCAAAGTGTGTTGGGTTGTATGACCAGTTGCCACTGATTGCTTGGTCAAAGAACTTTTGCATTACTGCTACAATGTTTATATAGCCTTCATTGCTAGGCATATCCCAAAGCAATGTGTAATATTGTTTTAGACTTTGATACTGTGGAACAATCTGCTTAAGAGGCCCTTTTTTGCTTTTCTTAACGGACAGGTATCCTCTAGGTGGCTCGATTCCATTGGTGGCGTTCGACACAACGGAACTGCTCTCTGAAGGCATTTGTGCGGACAATGTGCTGTGCCGTAAACCGTTGGTTCGAATGTCATCACGTAAAGTCTCCCAATCATAGTTTAATTCATTCTCCACTATTGTATCAACATCTGTCTTGTATGTATCAATTGGTAAAATACCATCACTGTATTTAGTGCGGTCAAAATAATCACATGCGCCTCTTTCTTTTGCAAGTGTGTTACTTGCCTTGAGTAAGTAATATTGAAACGCTTCAGTAAGGTCATGCACCAGTTTCCATGCTTGCGGATCACTGAACTGCACTTTGTTTCTAGCAAGATAATGTGCAAGTCCAATATAGCCTATGCCTAGACTACGTCTTGCTTTGGTTGATTTTTCTGCTGCTAGAATAGGATAACGTTGATAATCAATTATTTCTTCCAATGCTCTAACGGCTAGGTCACACAATTCTTCTAGATCATCCAAGTCTCTAATTACTCCAACATTGATAGCACTCAATATACACAATGCTATTTCACCTTCTGGATCATCAATGTGATTCAAAGGCTTTGTTGGCAATGTAATTTCTTGACAAAGGTTGCTCATATAAACTGTATCTTTGAATGAGCTGTGCGAATTAGCGTGGTCAACATTCATAATGTAAATACGTCCTGTTTCTGCACGTTCTTTTATAAGGTCGCTAAACAATTCCATAGCAGATATTTTCTTTTTGCGTATGCTTGTTTTGCGTTCATACATTTCATACATTTCTTTAAACTTGTCTGCATCACCAAAGTATGCTTCATAAAGTCCTGGCACATCTTGTGGAGAAAATAACGTAATATCTTCGTCCTGTAGTAATCTTTCATACATTGTTTTATTCAACTGTATTGAATAATCAAGTTTTCTAACACGGTTATCTTCTGTGCCTTTGTTGTTTTTAAGAACTAGGATATCTTCTATTTCCAAATGCCAAAAAGGAAAGTGTGTTGTTGCTGATCCGCCACGCACACCATTTTGTGTGCAACATCTTACAGTTGATTCAAACTTCTTAAGGAAAGGTATAATACCTGTGTGTGCTACTTCGCCACCACGTATTTTTGAATTTACTGCCCTGATTCTTCCTGCGTTGATTCCAATGCCTGCTCTTTGCGCAGTATAGCGTCCAATAGACATATCGCTGGCAAAAATGCTATCAAGGGTATCATCGCTGTCAACAAGGACACAGCTTGCAAATTGGCGGATAGGTGTTCGCACTCCTGCCATGACCTGCGTTGGTATGTTGATTCTAAAAAGTGAGGTCGCATCATAATATCTCCTTACGTAATGCATACGTGTTTCTTTAGGATATTGTGCAAATAATGTTGCCGCAATCATCATATACATAAACTGTGGAGTTTCAAAAAGTTGATTTGTTGATCTATCTTGACACAAGTATTTGTCTACAACTTGGCGCATACCTGCATATGTAAAGTTTTCGTCACGCTTGTGATGAATGTAACTATCCATGCGTTCAATTTCTTCGTCATTATACCAATCTAAAATTTCATCATCATACACCCCACGCTTTACATTTAGGTCAATCATTTCACGTAATGTTATAGATTCATATCTTCCAAAAACTTCTTTGTTTATACCATAACTTAACAAACGTGCTGCCGCTGTTTGATAGTTTGGTGAGTCTAATGATATAAGATCGTTTGCGCTTCTTACTAATATTTCTTGAATCTCTTTGGTGTTCATGCCATCGTAAAACTGTAAATTTGAATTCATTTCTATTTGGCTGCTGCTTACTCCTGCGAGCCCTTTACACGCCTCTTCAACTACAAAATGTATTTTGTCTATGTTGAGCGGTTCTTTTGCGCCATTGCGCTTCACGATCATGATACCATTGGACATATTAGCTCCTTGTTCTTGTTTTTAGTATAATTGGTATTTAGTTTTACAAATTGACTTTATGGTGCATTTGACATTTAAGATGTGTGATTTCTTTTCTATCAATAACTCCATTATTGTAATACCCTATTGGTTGATTGTCAACGAAAAGAAGGTAGATAATGTTACTTTCTTTTTCGTCTAATACTATATGTATCTCGAAACGGCTTTTCGAAAAGCGATCAGTTAACTGCAAAGTATAGCATATTCCTAAAATTTGTAAGAACTCACAGTATTGATTATCATCTAAAAGTTCCCAAGGATCAGGCCATGTGTCGCTGTCATATGGATCAGTTGCTAACCTACCAAGTGGCGCCATACGCCAAAAGTCTAACACATCTTCAATTGGTGAATGACTGGTTTCAATTGATTTCCGGAACTGGTTCCAGATTCGTAACCTAGTGTAATAATCTTTATCAAACATTAATTATACTACGTGTCTCAAAGTAAACCTAAAGTTGTCTTTATCGCTACCTAAAGTAAATCCTGTGTTGGTAAAACTTACTTCTACTTTGTAGCTTAATGCATTTAGTGATGCAGTAAAATTCACTAATGCTGTGTAAAATGAGTTGCCAGTGGCTGTGTAAGATTCGCTAAAGCTCATTTGTTGTAAAATTCTGTCATAAACTATAGTGAACGTTCCTTTTCTACATATTGTATTTGTATTTAACGTTGCATCGTAAATATAGTCTACATAAATGGTTCCACGATCTTGATCTGCTGGAAGCTGCATGAAATAAGTTCTGACACTACCAACTGCTGCTCCACCTGTGGTGTAGGCTGTATGTGTAGTTCCGTCTTCACTTGCTGTCAAACCTGCGTCAGT